TAATGTCCCCATCTAAGAAAGCTTGATTACTTACTAACTGGAAAACTTTCTTTGTTGAACCATCAGCAGGATTATATATGTAAAATTTATCAGCAAGGATAATAAACTCACTGTTTCCTGTTTGACCATCAGCAAGAAGACCAATTCCTGCAACTGCTTTTTTAACTCCTACTGCTTGAACCTGTATTGTATATTGCGCTCGTACATTTCCATCTACTTCCGAAATTGCATTGGCATTTACTACAACCGCACTTTCTGCATCATTTATTCTTGCTACAAGAGCTAATCTTGCTGTAGCTTCAGCGTATAAACCTTCCACTAATTGTGCGGAAAGCTCCATAGTCGCAATTGCGATATCTCCTCGTGTGTTTGTAAAATCCTCATGTGAAGTTAAAATACCATCAATTACTTCTTCTGAAATATCCTCCATACCAGCAACAAGCTGTGACTCTGTTGCTATTGGAACTAGAAAATCTTCTAAAGGAATAGCTAAAGTATGTGCAGAACCCGGTCCTGCAAAATCAGACATAATACCTGTATCTGTTAAAGAAACAGAACGAACCCATACCCAATAAACCTGTAAAATACCAAGCCCCATAATATTAAAATCTGAAGCATATATTTTTCCAACTAAAATTGCATCTTCAATTTCCGGTGTTTCACTTGCCCATATTTCAAAATAACCAATTAATGGATCTACTGGAATATCCCAGGAAACATGCAGAGCTCTTAAAGCTCCTGTAACTGTTAAATTTGTTGGTATAAGCGGTACTGTTGAAGGACCTGTAAGCGTGTAACTGCTTGTTGCCCATTCTGATTTACGGCCGTCTAATGCAAGTGAACGAACTCGAAATTCCCAAACACCAGCAGAAGCCGCTGGAATATCTAAACTAAAGAAAAGTTTAGGTGTAAAATCATTCCAAGAACCCGAAGGTGATTTATATGAAGCTTGATAATATGCTATTTCTGGATTTCCTGAACTATTCCAACTAAAAGTAAGACGCTGAAAAACAGAACCATTATCTATATACGTTCCTTTGATAACATTTAATCCAGTAGGAACAGGTAATGCTCCTACGGACGCTCTGCGTCCTGGTGTTTCCTCAAGTCTTACATTATTTTCTAGTTGTGAATATTTATCTGTTAAAACTCTGTACGCTGAAACCGTGATTGTTCCCAGTTCTTCTTCTTGGATATTACGAATAGCGAATATCCTTGGGGAAACATCTGTTCCTGAAATACTCCATACACACAAATCAACAAAAGAACCTGTTAAAGCATATTCAAGAGTTATTGTTTGTAGATCAGAACTAATACCAGTTATTTTTTTTGTTTCTTCTGTTCCTGCTTTTGAGATAATATTAAAATAATACTCTTCACCTGTAGCAAGTGTTACCGGTGCATCAAGTGTTACATGTCTTTTATCAGAACTTATAACTTTGACACGACCGGATAATCTTGCTCCCATCCAAGTTGGATCTGCTATTTTTATTCTGTCACCAACCATTAAATCATATCCATCAAGTCCCATTGAAAAAGAAACTTGCCATTGTTCTTGTTCAGATAACAATGTCCATAAACCTTGTCTATATGCTTGACCTCTTGAATAACAACCATACGCTGTTACGTTTATTTCTCTATATCCTATTTGACGCATCATTTCCCAATCATAAACAATTTCAGTTGAAGACCTACCAAAATCATCTGGATCGTACCAGGTTACTACAGCAACAGAATGTCTTTCTTGATTACTTCCTGTTGAGTACGTAAAGATCCCATCTACAACATTTACCTGTGCAACAGTTCTAATTGGATCTGTTGGATAATCTGTTATTGTAAATAAAGAACCTGAGCCCCAATACGTCATACCGTGAAAAACGCTTGCAATTGATTGTACAACTGTAACAGCTTCTCCACTACCCATAATTTGACCGTTGAAAGTATATCGCGGTTCTGTTCCTCCAAAACCATCTGCTACCATTGTATCACATAATTTAGCAATCTCATATAAAGTCCATTTATCAATTAAAGGATTACCTTGTACAGCAGGAGGAAATCTCTTTTTTAAGCCGTATCTATCGTGTTCAATTAAATCTCGTAATACCCAGGCTGGGTTATCACTCCAAGCATTTTTAAAAGTCCCATTCCAAATTCCTGTATAAGTTCTTGTTGCAGGATCATAATTACTAGGTACTTCAAGTATTAATCCTTTATATTTATACACACGAGAGGGAATGTTACTGCCGAAAGTTTCTGCCGTACCTTTTATCAAAATAGAAGCTGTATGTGGGTAAATTAATTTATATCCAACAATTTCAGTATAACTTTCCCAGTACAAATTATTTACTTTTGCTGAATCTGTGTTATCTTCTGATGTTTTTGAAACCTTAACAGTCCAAGGACCTTCTTTACTTGCTAAGGAGTAAATATGTTTCCATTGAGAAGACGAAGTTGTTTTATCATTTTTTGTAACATTTTGATTAATAAAAACAGTTCCGTTTTTATCTGAAATTTGGATATTATAAGCAACAGAAGCGCCAATTGTATCTCCTGCTCTATCTTGGTCATCTTTAATTGTTTCATACAATCCTCTAACACCTAAAGTTACACGAACTTTTGTAACATTTAAATTTGATATTGTACGAGAAGCAGAACCGGAACCGGAACCGCTTGCTCTTGGAAAATCTTTTGTAACTTCAACGCCTACAGCAAGTTCAGATTCTGCTCCTGCTACATCAGCATATGCTGTCTGATCTGCAGTACCTTCTCGAGTATCCCATGCTACATTTTGGAAAGTATACGCACCTGCTTCTGTCATGAGCGGTGTAAAATTAAGAGCTATTGATTTTGCGTCATCAGTTGCAAGACCAACAACAGGTCCTTCAGATATAACATCAATAATTGTAACCTCTTGCTGAGATTGTAGTGTATTTGGATCTTCTACAGGTGTTCGATACCCACTTCCTCCACTTTTACCGCCCAATTAAATCACTTCCTTCACATCGAAACCGGCTGAAATAACAAGAGAACCACACCAAGGAGTTCCATATGCACAAGGAATAATGTTTCCTTCTTCTGTTACATTTTGCGGGTTTCCAAACATAAACGATTGTTTCGTATCCACAGGTTCGTTACCACCGGAATCTGGGGTTGGAGAAAGCATTTGCCCTATTCCATTTAACAACATCCCTGCACCCATAACGATTAGCTGATTACTGAATGTTGCGGCGAAGGTACCTGCGACAGCGCCGGCACCAACCGCGAACCCAACACCAATTAGTACAACACCTAATATTACCTTTAAAATCCCATCATCCTTACTTCCAACTGCAAGTGGAACAAAATGAATTGTATCAATTGTTCCTGCTGTTATTGTTAGTTCTGTTTCATCTATTTTTTTATCGCCTATAAGAACATGAAACTCACCTTTACGAACAAGAGCTTTAAAACCAGGTAACTGAATACCTAAAGCTCTTACTGCTTCTGCGGGTGAGTCTACTGCAAGCAAATATTCTTCACCATATTTTTCTTTAAGATATCCATACAGTTTAATCTTTCTTAACATAACGCACCCACCTCGATATCATACGATTCCAACGTGCGGCTGGTTCTCTCCTGGATAATCTGTTGTATAGATGATGTAAAAAGAATTGATCTTCTACGAAAACGGCCGCGTGATTTTCAACCTTACTGCGTATTTTCATTAAAGCAACATCACCTATTTGCGGGATGCCTTTTACATCTACTTCTTCAAAACCCGCGGAACCAAAAAAGTCAGAGTATAAATCTTTTCCATTATCCCACCAAAAATTAGAACGAGGATATACAGGTAATTTTACACCCTTTTCTAGAAAATACCAATCTTTAATTAATGCGTAGCAATCACCTTTATCATCTGAACCACTTGCTCCGTGTCTAAACTCTCTACCTATTAAAGGAGGGATATAATCATCTCCCCAGCTAAAAGGTTCCGTTATTGTGTCTGGAAAACAAGCACATAAAATCCAGGGTACAGATGTTGCTATTTGAGACTGCATATCTTGTTCCGTCATATCATCGGCCTTATTACAGTGGGAATGAAAGATACCCACCACGTCGTGCGAGATAAACGTATTGTGTGGTAAAATAAAGTGGGTTTCTGTATCCTCTGCTATATTTTTTAAACGAATAACTTTTCCTTCACTATTAATAATCCCGCAAGTTTCATTTGGGTAATCAAATCGTGCATATTCTTTTATTTTATTGATTTGATTTTCAGTTAGCTTCATCTGTTTGACGCCCTTGCAAGAGCAGGAAATCCGCCGTATGGAAGAGGATTTTCTTGTCCAAATCGTTTAACACAATCTGATAACCGTCTACCGCATTCATCTTCACTTATAGGACATGCTTCACCTATTTTATTGAAGTAATTAGTTCCTGTATAAGGACAAGCCATAGTTGATTCATTATAATCAAATTGACTTGTTGTTGTATTATATCTTCTGTATATCCAGCAACAGACATCTCGAACTGCTGGACGGGAGGGTAATAAACAATTGGGTAAATCTAAAGGAGCTATAAGCTCCCATACAAGTGTTTTATTTGTAGCTGAAATAAGTCTGTCAACCATAAATACGTCCATTGGATAAGCAACATCATTTCCACCATCAACATGACCGTCTAAATATCTTACATGCGTTCTTATCCGGTATAGTGTAGCTCCTTGAGCGCCTAAGTATCCTACAATTAAACTATATAATGTGATACTTAAATCTTTTAAACCACCTACATCAGCGGATATTTTTGGTCTAGGCATTGATTCCTGATCCCATGAAAAACCTTCTGTTTTAAAATTATGCGGAGGGTATTCTAACCCTTTCCATTTAATTGGAGTGCCATCCGCTTCCTGTGTTGATGAAAAACGAATAATACTTCCACCAATAGATCCTGCATCTAATATAAAAAGTTCAACTAGACCGTCAGGATTTAAATTTTGCTGATGTTCTGCAAGTGGAATTAAAACTGTCATCCGTAAACCCTCCCAAATGTAGCTGTTAAACTATACGCTTCTTTATGTTCAAGATAAGTATAGTTCCAATCAGTACATCTGTACAATTTTGGATTAAGGGCTCCCGGCATTAAATAAACAAAAGGAGCTGAATTTTGTGTTTCAAAAAAAGAAATAATTTCTTCTTTAACTTCAGCTAAAATAGCAGACCATTGCATTGTAATTTCTTCTTCGACAGTATTTATTCCATCAGGAATACTTTGGGAATATTGATCTCCAAAGTCATTAGTACGTGTTCGTATTTTTCCTGTTCCGCTTGTTCCTGGAAACGGACTTACTGTAGGTGCAAAAACAGCATACGTCATTTTTATCACCTCTTATATTGCTTTCTTTCTTTTCCAATCATACATTGCTTCCGCAACTTCAACTTTAACCATTGCATCAAGTTGAGTTCCTAACCGTTTTGCTTGATCTTCACTCATTTCTCCTGTACCTGTATTTTGTACATTTACTTCAATATGAGGAGCAAATATAGATCCTGAAGCAGAACCAGACATTGTAATTCCTAGTTTTCCATCTTTTGTTTTACCAAGAGGAACAACAGCTTCTGGACCCTTTTCACTCATTAATCCAGCTCCACCACGACCAGTAGGAAACATTGTCGGACTAGTAAAAACACCACCTGTTGCAAATTGAGGACCTATAGGTAAAGAAGTTACGATAGAAGAAGATCCTTTACTGAACATTCCTGAAATTAAGTTATCCCATGAGTTTCCAAATAAAGATTTAAATATTTGCATAAGTGCGGCTTTAATAGCAAGTTGTTCAAGTTCTTGTCCAATTTGTTGTAAAGCATCACCTATATTTTCGCTCATAACAAGTGCTTCCGCACTTATTTCAGCAAGTGAATCAGGTATCTTTTGGAATGTATCAAGCATTGTTCTTTGTGCTGTATCAGCTAAAGAAGCTATTGTTACTTTTGCTCGTTCATATGCTTCTATTTGTGCATTTGTTTGATTAATAATTATTTGCTGTACGCCAGGCATGTCGGCATAATCTTGTGTAAGACCTTGTGTTGCTTGTCTATACTGTTCTATTGATATTGTCCCGTTATTATATTGGTCGGTAAGATGTTCCATAACAGGCTGTAGTTTATTTAAGACAACATCATGTGCCTTTTCATATGCTTTGATAAGAGGTTCCGACCACGTCATAAACTGGGAAGGGTCGGTTCCATATTCTTTCATCATATTTCTATAATCTTCTAGGTATTTTTTTAAAGCTGTATCATCAGGAATTAAACCAAGTTTATTAAAAGAAGCGTATCTTGTTTGCGTTTCTTCTTCTCGTTTCATTATTTCTTGCCGTTTAGCAAGACTTTCTTCTTCTTGTCTTTGACGGTATTCACGAACAATCCTGGCATTTTCTATTTGAGCGTCTCTTATTTCATTTTCAATAGAAATAATTAATTCTTTTAAAGCAACCCATTTTTCAGATAATACAGGAAATTGTTCTAACATAATAGATAAACCGGGTAAAAAAGATTCACCTGGAGTGCCTAAAAATTTCATTTGATTTTTGATACCTGTTATCATTTCTGTAAGCTTCTTTTGATGATTTTGCAAAACTTTTCATTGTTTTATTCGACATTGTTTCTAGCATCGTTTTATACTTTTGGAGGACTAGAAAA